GTGCCTTGGCTGGCGTACTGCCTTCCTTAGCTGCGTTGTTGACACTCGTGTGGACAGGTATACGCATCTGGGAAACAGACACGGTGCAAGGCTGGCGTAACAGAGGTAAGTCGTAAGTGTGGCAAGCCCTGATTAGTCCTATTGCTGGACTTGCTAAGACTTGGATGAGCAATCGTCACGAGCAGTCACAAGCAAAACACGTAGCTAAGATGCAAGTAATACAGAACACAGCATCTTGGGAACAGCACATGGCACAGGCTAGTGCATCCTCGTGGAAAGACGAGTGGTTCACAGTAGTCCTTAGTGCGCCTGTGATAGCTATTATGTGGGGCGTAGGTATGAACGATCTTGATATTATTGGTCGCGTAGGTATTGCCTTTGCGGAGCTAGGAAAGCTACCTGAGTGGTATCAATATCTTTTGTACGTTGCAGTCACAGCCAGCTTTGGCATACGTGGTGCTGACAAGCTGATGCAGCTAAAGGGTGGTAAATAATTATGGCAGAAGACATTCTTCCTACAATGGATGATGTAGTTGAAGGTTACACCCTTGCTGAACTACTAGAATATCTTAGGGCTAAGTTTAGCACTATGTCCCCCTCTGGGACAGCCAACCAAGAATTTAAAACACTAGATGCTTATCTTAGAAATATTTTTGGTGATCTTCCAGAAGGTGCTGTTGATTGGGAGTCTGGAGATTTAGATGGTGACGGCGTAAACGAAGTCTATGCTGTTGATGCTGACGGTAATCCAATTACTGTTTATGGTTACGATGACGATGGTAATGTTACTTCAACTCCTTACGAAGAAGGTGTTGTTCTTGGTGGTGTTACGTCTACTGGAGAATTTGGAGATGTATCAGTAGTTTTACCTCCTTTTTTACCTCCTCCTGCAGAAAGTAAACAAACAGACGGTGGTGCTTCTGGTGGTGGTGATGTTTTTGATCCAACAGGCGGTGGTATTTTTACTGGTGGTGGTACTTTACCCCCTTCAGAAAGTAAACCTACAGATGGTGGTGGTGACGACGGTGACGATACTGACGGACCTCTTGATGTCCTTGGAGAAGATTGGGAATACGATCCAGAACACGATTACATATACGTAGGTGATTGTACTTTTGTACGTGTAGATGAAAACGGTAATCCTATTGGTGATTCAGTAGTACTTGACGAAGAAGATTGCCTTGAAGATACTTATACAGTAGGAGGTAATTACGCTGGACCAGACAGCACATTTGATCCAAACATAGATATTAATGTAGATGTTTTTGGTGAAGGTTCTATTATTGATACAACTAAAGATAATCCTCCTACAGAAAGTAAACCTACATCAGAACCAGAAGAAAAAGAAAAAGATAAAACAGAAGCAGAAGAAAAAGAAAAGGACGTTGTAACTCCACCTACACCTCCAACTACAACTCCAACTACAACTCCTACTCAACCTCCTACTCAACCTCCTACAGAAAGTAAACCTACAGGCAGTGGTGGTAATAATGGTACGGGTACTAACGGTGGTGGTAATGGTACTGTTACTGAAAGTAAACAAACTGACGGTGGTGATGATGGTAATGGTGGTAACGGCCCAGACACTGAAGGTGTTATAACTTTTGAAAATATATCTACTTACTATTCTAATAAAGATGGTGGTGGTAACGGTGGTGGTGGAGATGATGATGGAGATGATGATGGTGATGATAATGGCATTGGTGCTCCAGTTGGTATGTTAACTAAACCTTTTTCTTTTACACCGCAACAAAGTGTACCAACTTATTCAACGCCTACATATGCTCCTCTTAATGTACCACAACAAGATTACATGGTTGAAATAAATAATTTAATAGCAAGAAACAGCGGCATGGGCATGTTTAAAGGTTACGTATAATATGACATATTTAAATTTAATAAATAACGTGCTAAGACGCTTACGTGAAGACGAGGTGTCTAGTGTTAATGATAATACCTACAGTAAAATGGTAGGTGATTTTATTAACGACGCTAAGAAGATGGTAGAGGATGCTTGGGATTGGTCAGCACTTAGGACTACCCTTACGGTAACTACGTCTGCTGATATTTTTAACTACGTACTCACTGGATCACAAAATAAAATTAAGGTACTAGACGTAATTAACGACACCTCAAACATTTTTATGCAGTACAACACTCAACACTGGTTTAACGATAAGTACTTGAACCAATCACCACCCAGCGGCTCACCTGAGTACTACACGTACAACGGCGTTGATGCTAGTGGTGACACTCAAGTAGACGTTTACCCTAAGCCTGATGGTGTGTACAGCTTGAGATTTAACTGTACTCTTAGGAACGCTGAGTTGAGTGCTGATACAGATGAACTAGTTATACCTAGTCAACCTGTAATACACATGGCGGTAGCTCTATTAGCTCGTGAGCGTGGCGAGACAGGCGGTACATCAGCACCTGAGTACTTTGGTATTGCTGATAAGTTTTTGTCTGACGCGATTGCTCTGGACGCACAAAAGCATCCTGAAGAAACCATCTGGTACACTCCGTAGGAGCCTGACGTATGGCACAGCCGCTACAAAGTATTAACTTAGTTGCTCCTGCGTTTAAAGGAGTTAACACAGAAGATTCTCCGATTGCACAGGATCCTTCTTACGCTGACGTTGCTGACAACGCTGTGATTGATAAGCGTGGACGTATTGCTGCACGTAAGGGTATTGATGTTGTTACTACTAACAAGACTGCACTAGGTACTGACTACGTACACAAGATTCATTACTTCTACGATGATGCGGGTAACGAAGTAGTATTTACTGCTGGTAACAACAAGATTATGACAGGGACAACTACGTTAACTGACGTAACTCCCGGCTCATACACTATCACAGCTAACAACTGGAAGATTGTAAACTTTAACGACAAGGCTTACTTTTTTCAACGTGGTTACGATCCTCTGGTGTACGACAACGCTACGGGATTACGTACGTTTACTGTGGCTAACGGCGGTGCTACGGCAGCAACCTTGAAGTGTCACGAAGCTCTGGCAGCTTACGGCAGACTGTGGGTTGTAGATAACGCAACAGACACACAAACAATTTACTGGTCTGATCTTTTAATTGGAGCAGACTTTACTGGTGGTTCCAGTGGTTCTATAGATGTATCTAAGGCTTGGCCTGATGGGTATGATGAAGTTAGGGCGTTAGCAGCACACAACAACACTCTAATTATCTTTGGCAAGCACAGCATACTTGTGTATGGAGGTGCCTCTAGTCCAGCTAGTATGGCTCTTGTTGACACAGTAGCGGGTGTTGGGTGCATCTGTAGAAACTCTGTACAGCACATTGGCACAGATGTTTTGTTTATGTCTAACACAGGACTTAGGAGCTTAGGCCGTACTATACAAGAAAAGTCACTGCCTATATCTGACCTAAGCCTGAATGTAAAGACTGAGATTATTAGTTTGATTAACAACAGGACGTTACCTACGGCGTCTGTCTACAGTCCTGAAAATTCTTTTTACATCATTACGTTCCCAGATCAACTTACAGCGTACTGCTTTGATCTTAAAGGTAGACTTGAGAACGGAGCGTACAGAGTTACACGGTGGACTTCTATTCCACACAAGTCATTTGAAGTTACAACTGATGGTACGTTGTACATAGGAACGTCTGATGGACTAGGGACGTACTCAAGTTACTCTGACAACACAACAGCATATCGTTTTAGGTACTACAGTCCGGGTCTGACGTTTGGTGATCCTGCTAAAACAAAGTTGCTAAAGAAACTTAGGCCAACTCTGGTTGGTGCTGCTGGTGCAACAGTGTTTATGAAGTGGGCTTATGATCTAGGCACAGACTTTAGAACTTACGAGTTTACTGTAGGCAACCAAGTACCTGCGTACTTTGGTGTTGATGAGTTTGCTATCGGTGAGTTTACTGGTGGTGAGCTTACGACTAGAAACGCTGTTCAAGCAACAGGTAACGGAAGTATTATTACGATAGGACTAGAAGCTGACATTAACGGGTCTGCTTTATCTCTCCAAGAAATTAACGTATTAGCACTAATGGGTAAAACAGTATGAGCGACTATACAAAGACAACAAACTTTACTGCTAAGGACAGTTTACCTTCTGGGGATAGTGGTAAAGTTATTCGTGGTAGCGAGTTTGACACTGAGTTCACCGCTATATCTACAGCGATTGCAACTAAGGCTAACTTAGCTTCTCCTACATTTACAGGCACTGTAACAATACCTGCGTTGACGTTTACGGGTACTTTGTCTACAGGCACGATTGACGGAGGGACTTACTAATGCCTCAGTGGTTAAAAGATTTATTAGGTATTGTAGATGGTTCTATTGAAACCTCAGGAAACATAGCATTAGGCGGGGCTGGTCTTGGTCTTTTGTCTAATGCTTATAGTCGCCTTGGGGATATTGGTGATGAGTCTCAGGCCGGTGCAAATGTTATTGCACAGCAAGGATTACAACAATCACAATTCCAGCCGTTTACTGTAAGGTCTACTACTGGTAGTCAGTT